ACTCGTCAGCCTTCTGGAGCAGGGACTTCTTCTCTGCATCCTCGGCCTTGGCCAGGTCTGCAGGGACGCGGATCCGGGTGGGTCCGCCGGGCGTGGGTGCCGCTTCGACCTTCGCCAGTCGCTCGCCGAGGTCCTTCTCGGCCTTCGCGACAGCCTCTGTCACTGCCTTCTCCACGATCCCCCGCACCCAGTCGGATGCGGCGGAGGACTTCAGGACCAAGCCTACGGGGTCGTCAGCCTCTTCGGCCTTCTCCACGTCGGTGGTCTCCGCCTTGGCGGTGTCGGCGAGGAGGATGTCGTCACCCTGGTCCTCGCTCTTCTCACGGGCCACGAACCACCGCAGCGCGGACACGGCCTCGAGCAGGCACGAGATGTCGATCGCCTCGTTCCACTCACCAGCCGCCAGGCCCTGGGCCTCGAGCTCGATGAGGTGGGCGATGATCCGCAGTGCGTCCCCGGCCCCGCCGATCGTCTCCTCGGTGTCGCCGTCGGCCTTGCTGATCGAGCCGTCTGCCTTCAGCCCAGCCAGCGCCTCGAACACCGGCTGCGCGTCCTGGGGGGCACGGTCGGTCTCCGGAAGCTGCTCCGGCTGCGGCTGCTCGGGCTCCTCGGGCTCCTCGAGCACCTGCTCGTCCACGGGGTCGATGTGGCCAGCGCTGTCGGTCTTCGCCAGGGTCAGGAGCGCCCGGGGGTTGCACGGGCGGTCCACCAGCGACACCTCGATGATCTGCCCGTCGACGATGCGCCCGTTGGGGGCGTGGTCGTCCTTGACGATGCGGGCGTTCTTGATGCCGACCGAGAAGCCCGTGAGCACGTCGTTCTCGACCTTGGTGATGGCGCCGCTGTCGACGACCTTGGCCGTGATCCAGTGCTTCTGGTCGTCGGCCTTCCAGTACTCGACCGCCTTGCCCGCTGCGGAGAGCGTGTGCATCTCGCGGACGTTGCCGCCCTCGCCGAACCAACGCGGCACGGCGCTGTCGAGCCAGGCTGCGTCGCACACCTGCTCGTCCCTGTCAAGCCCGTCGTCGGAGACGATGCCCTTGACGAGGTAGGTCCCGTCCGGCTGCTTGTCCTTGGCGATGAACTTGGCGAAGACGTACTCAGTGGTGTCCATGTGCGGACCCTTCCTTGTGTTATGGCCCGTCCATCGGGACGATGGTACAGCGGCAGTTCGGGTGAGTGGGCGGGGCTCCGTTGACGAAGTCCTGCGTGATCGGCAGGGACCCCTGCTCCTCGTTCTCTGTGCAGAGGCTGCAGACCCTGGTGTCTTCGGCCGAGAGGAAGGCCACGAACCGGACGCCCATGGCTGTGTACTGATCGTACTCCCCAGCCACCAGAGATCGCGTAACCTCCGTGGCCGCTACCATGTCCGCCCGGGCCGGGTCGTCCAGCAGCGTCGCCACCACAGCCGACAGGTCGGAGTTGGTAGCTCCGGTGGCGATGTTGTCGGCGATCGCCTGGGCCAGGTCCCCGATTCTGTTGTCGCTGATGGACTTGATCGTCACGTCGGCCTCGGCCAGGAGCTGGCGCAGCCCGTACCCCACGTCGGGGCCGGACAGCAGCCGGGTGGCCGTCTCCACGTCGCCGGGCGTCCAGGACGACCAGTCGATCGTGCTCGTGACGTTGACCGTGGGCGGGGCCACCACGTCGTTCTTCTCCACATGGGTGGCGAACACCTGGGCCTGCTGTGCACCCACGGCGTAGGCGTCCGTGTAGAGGTCGTCCAGCATCCCGAGTGGGTAGACAGCGTCCGAGAGGAGCGCCTGACGGGCGAGCGTCACCGCGAGCTCACCAGTGGCTGCAGCGTTGTCGATTGCGGCTCGAGCGTTCCGAACGGCCTGGGCTCGGTCAGACAGAAGCCCAGTCAAACCGGCTGCGACCTGCTTCTCGTGCCGGGCGGTCGCCGCTGTGTGCGCTCGCCCGACCGTCTTCTCGCGAGGCATCATCGCCCTTGAAGACGATGTCGGCCTTCTGTAGATCCGGCGGAAGGTCCTCTGGCGCAAGGTGGTTCGCCACGAACGCCCGGCTGCGAGTCGTCCGGCTCCAGCGACGCAGCGCCGCCAGCTCCTGGGTCTTAGCGACGTTGGGGGCAGGCTTGGCCGGGGCCGCTGCGGGCTTGGCCGGGGCCGCACCGATCTGCTTCGGTGGTGCCTGCCCTGGGGCTGCGGGAGCACCTGGGACGGGCACGCCTCCGGCAGGCGTGGGAGCGGGAGCTACGCCGTACTGCTGGGAGCGGTCGAGCTCGCCCTCGAGGAACACCACGCCGGTCTGCCCGACGACCATGGGCATGTCCGCCTCGGGGAACGTGTACCGGGGCAAGCCCAGCCGGTCGCGGTCCTCGTTGAGGGTCTTCCGCGCCGAGCGGAACTGCTTCTCGGCCTGGTCGTCGGCGACCTTCTCGTCCTCCGCGTCCAGCCCGAGGAACTTGAACTCGAGCGACCGATCCATGCCGAGGTACTGGCGAGAGATCTTGGTGAAGATGCGGGCCAGCCACTCGGTGGTGGGCCGGGTCGACACGCGGTCCTCGGTGTCCTCTTCGCCCTCCTGGTGGCCCTTGCCGCCCAGGCCGCCCTTGGGCGTGAAGCCGAGCTGCGAGGGCAGCACCCCGAAGTGCGCCACCACCAGCTTCAGGATGAACTCGTCGTACTCGGCGTTGTACTTCTCGGCGACGTCACGGCTCTCGCTCGGCTTGAACCCCTTAGGCAGGGTCTGCACCCGCTGCCGGGTGCCCGTCTGTCCGGAGAGGTAGTCGTTGAAGACGGTGTTCCACTCGCGGAGCTGGGCCGGGGTCCACTCGCCGTCGGTCTCCATCCAGCCAGCGGGCATGACGCCGTCGGTGTACTCCGCTCGCATCCACTCCATGCGCTTGAGCCACAGGTCGGCCGACTGGAGCGCCTGCTCCACGACGGGGAAGCCGTAGGGTGTCCACGTCCGCACGACCGAGCGTTCGTAGATCAGCGTGTCGGTCGCGTAGCCGTCCGGGATCAGGAAGCCGTCCCCGTCCGGAGCCGGGATGGCGTCGGCGGTGAACTCCCCGCGAGGGAAGCCCCGGAGGATCTGCTGGTACGCCGGGCTCGGAGGGAACGGGGTGTTGCCGCGCTCGTCCAACAGGGGCTTGATGGTGCTGCCGTCGAGGACCTCGAGGGAGAAGAGGTCGCCGCCGAGCGTCAGCCGGGGGTAGATGGCGATGGCGTCGAGGACCAGGTGCTCCTCCATGATCTGCGACACCCACGCGTCGAAGGACAGCCCGTTGGTGCGGTCGGGCATCTCCCACCACGTCTTGATTCGGTCGATGTCGTCGCCAGCGTCGTCGCGCAGGGCCGACGAGATCTGGCTCTCCGACTTGTCCGGGGCCTCCCGGCGTGCCTTCTCCACGGCCTCACCGGACACCACGATGTCCCAGCCCCGGCCCCGGACCTCCGCCTTGCGGAACTCGATGCAGCGGCGGAAGAGGTCGACGTCGTCGGCAGCTCGGCGGAGGATGGAGAACGGCACCAGTCGGTTGCCGCCCATGGACAGGTTCCAGCCCACGTCGTAGTCGGACCGGCGTGGCTCCGGTCGACCACTGTCGGGACGGAGAGCGTTGATCGGCACAGGCTGGATCGGCTGCCCCGGGCCGAACGGCACCTGCCCCCAGGCCGCAGGCTGAGGGAGCGGCTCAGCCTGCGACTGGGTGGCGAGCACGCCACGCGCCAGCAGGTTCAGCACGGCTGGATCGATGGCCACTGCGTTGACGCCCGGCCCAGACGGCGCTGCCTTGGTGATGTGGCGCTTGCGCCGCGCAGACCGACTACTCACTTGCGTCTCCTGTGGTGGCCGTGGAATCCTCGGTGGTGATGCGTCAGACCGTGACGTCGATGACTATGGTAGCCGTGGCGACGATGGACATGGTATCCGTGCCGCCTGTGCACATGGTAGCCGTGACGGCGACGACGGTGGCCAGCTAGGTGCCGGTGATGGCCCCGAGCGTGGGTGGCGTGGTGGCGCTTGCGGTGGCCCGCGACGTGGTGTCCGTGGCGCTTGTGCTTTAGGTGGTAGCCGTGACGGCGATGGACCTTGCGTCGGGCGTGGTGGGTGCGGCGACGCTTGTGCTTCAGGTGGTAGCCGTGGCGACGGTGGTGGGCTCGGGTCGGGCTGTGGCGCTTCCGCTTGGTGTGAGCACCCGCGACCTTGGCCCTGTGGTGGCCTGCCACACGGTGGTGGGTGCGAGCGACGCCGTGGTTGAAACGGTGCTTGACGGTCCGCAGCCGCTTGCTGTGCTTCCGATGCACGACGAGGTGCGTGCCCGGGCCGCGCCGACGGCGGACGACGTGGGCCCACTTCACGAGTGGTGCCTCCTACACGTCATCCAGGGTCCGTCCGTCGTGGGGTAGCGGCCCAGCCTCCAGCAGCCTCGAGCGTGGCAGTTGCGGTGCCGGTACCACACGCCGACGCCGACGAACATGCTCAGGTCCGCACCGAAGCCCGACCACCACATATACCAGTAGCCCGACGGGTCGTCCAGTCCGATGACGTGGACGATCCAGCGGATCACTGGCACTCCCGCTCGTCACACTCGCAGATGACGATCTCGTCGGTGCGGGGGTCGTAGGCAGTGCCGTCGCAGTTGCGGTGCTTGCCTGCGCGGCACTCGGGGCAGATCGGGGTCATGCGGGAGAAGGCTACGCGCCGAGGCCCTGCTCCCGCGCTAGGGCGTCCATGAAGCTCTCGGCCGAGCCCAGGTTGAACAGGTCCGTGACGGCGTACACGAGAGCGTCCATGCGGTCGGGGCTCTCCGTCTCCTCGGGGGTCCAGGTCGTGATCTGGTCCTCGAGGGTGTTGAACTCGCCGACGTGGCTGATCCGGTTCTGCTCGTAGACGGCAGACGCGGGCTCGGCTCGGACACGCTTGCTCTTCTTGGCCGTCACCTTGTGGACCGGGAGCTGCGGGTCGACCGTGTGCAGCAGGTCGATCAGGGCATCTCCGCCCTGGTTGGTCTCGATGACGACGTAGGCCGCACCCCACTCCTTGTAGGCTGCACAGACAGCAGTCGCCCACTTGAGCGGTGTGTCCTGCATCGAGCGGTCGGCCAGCAGGTAGCCGCGCCCGTCGCTGCCCTTGCCCATGACGATGATTCCGGTCTCGTCTGCGTCCTCGCCGGACGTGACTGCCGGGTCGACCGCCACCACCGTCCGCACCAGGGAGACGGGCAGCTTGCGCACCCGGTTCTGGTCGATGTTCGCCACTGTCCAGAGCGCGCCCACGACGTCCGTCAGCAGCTCGCCGTGCAGCTCCTGGCGACCCGTGCGTGTGCCCTCGTAGCGCTTGCGCAGCTCCGAGAGCGCCACACGGGAGAGGTTGACGGCGTTGTCGAAGGTGCTGCCCCTCGTCAGGACGACAGAGCCGTCCTTCCGTGTGGTCCAGTCACGCAAGAGCTTCACGGGCTTCGGGGTCGTCGTGACGATCGCTCGTGGGTGCGCGCCGATGCGGAGAGCGGGAGCGATGCCCTCGGTCCAGGTGTCGTAGGAGTAACGCCACTTCGCCACCTCGTCGCACCAGACGCCGCTGAAGTTGTAGCCTCGGCCTGCGTCCCGGTCGTCTGCTCCGAGGACGTGGATCTTCTGCCCCTCGGCCATGGTGATGACGCCGAACGACTTGTTGTACTCCCAGTCCTTGTGCTCCCGCAGCCCGCGCCGCTCGAGCGCACGGATGAAGCCCGACGGGCCGAGCACGCAGATCTCTCGAGCGTCACCGATCGTCTCCGCGATGATGCCCCACTCGGTGGGCACGCCGCCCCACGTCGGGAGAGCGAGCACCCAGTCGAGCAGGGTCTCCGAGCCGGTGCGGCTCTTGCCCCACCCACGCCCGGACATGATCAGCCAGATGAGCCAGTCGCCCGGGGGAGCTTCCTGCTCGGGACGGCACGTGAACCACCAGGGCATACGGGCCAGGGACGCCGCCGTGGCCTTGTCCAGGCTCCCTACGACCTGCTGGAGGGCATCGGGAGGCAGGCTCGCGAGCACCGTCGCCCAGGACATCCCCGGGAACCGGGTGAGGTTGCTGAACAAGGGTCAGTCCTCGGTCTGCTTGAGCGTCCCCAGAGCCGCCATCAGGGCCGCGTGGCCGTCCGTCACGAGGGGCTCGCCGCCCGGGCCGGAGACCTCCACCGTCTGGGCTCGAGGAGCGTCGTGGAGGTCGAGCTTGATCGCGGCCTCCTCGTGCGTCTTGCCCGTGATGGTGAGCAGCCGGTACTCCTCGGCCGGGATGAAGTCCAGGTCGGCGACCACGTCCGCACCCCGGTCGCCCTTGATCAGGGTCCGGTAGGTGGTCTGGTCGAGCCGGTCGAGCGTCCTCTCGGCGTGCTCCAGGTGGCGCATGGCCAGGCGGGCACGCCGCTCGGCTGCGTCCGCCTTCAGCGCCTCTACAGCTTTGCGCGTGCGCTCTCGGTCCCAGGAGAGGCCCATGTCCTCGGCCTTCTGGGAGATGAGGCCACCGGAGCGGCCCAGGGTGCGGGCACACTCGCCGAGCGTCTTGCCCTCACCGTGGAGGCGTCGCAGCACAGCTGCGTCCGTCATGGTCCAGGGTCGTGGCTTGCTCACGGTGGCTCCTCTCTCGCATGAGACGGGATCAAGAAGGTTCGAAGCCGCCTGGTCGTCGAGTATAGGCGCTCAGACCTCTACCCACTGGACACGGGTGCCGTTGCTGCGTGACCATCTGCTGTATGTGGTGGGTCAGGGACATGCTGGGCACGTACCACTCGCGGCCGTGGGTGCGGTCAGCGCTCGTTGGCATGGTGCCCATCACGCACCACCCTCAGCGGCGAACGATCCCGGCTCGATAGCGACGGAAGCATGGCCGTAGCGCGGCGAACCATGCCCCTCGGTGACCTTGCGCCAA